ATGAAAATTCAAGTTTTGTGATTCATCCACAATAACAATTGAATTGTCTAGTGTTGTGCCCCTTATGAATGAGGTAGACCAGAACGTCACACTTTCCTGTGTCTTTAGATTGCCCCATAACATTTCAAACTCATTGTCTGTGGGCAACTCAAACATATACTTGACCATATTTTTGTATGGTATCTGATACAATGCCGACTTGTCCTCATGATCACCAGGCAAGAAACCTATCTCTCTTGTAGATACAAGTGATCTTACCAAGACCACCTTATTGTATGGTGTCATGGGATCAAGAACCTCTTTCAATGCTTGATAGAGAGTGATAAATGTTTTACCTGTACCTGCTGCACCATACAAGAAAAGATTTTTACCTTCTTGATACGATGCAAAAGCGTGTTTCTGGTTGGTTGTGATTGGTTGCACGTCAACCATCATGTCAGAATTATATGGTTTCTTTCTTTTCATCTGTTTCGCAGTCAATCCAGCACCAACACTGGTAGACATTTTCTTTTTACGTGGCATTAGACGTGTGTAGTTTTTTGTGGTTTGACTCTTGAACCTGGTACTTGTGCTACTTTTGATAGCACTTCATTCCATCCTCCATCTGTTCTACTGTACACATCTCCTGTACCACTGACTGCTGACGCTGCTCCCTTAGACCAGTCCTTATCCCAGTCAGGATTATCTTTTCTCCATTGATCATACTCTTTCATAGACATGAGTAACTCTTTGGTTTCCCCTGTCTTCATATTTTTGATTGGATATGTTGGCATGTTTTGTTGCGAGTGTTTTATTTAGAGATGATAACATTACGCTTACCACGCTCTTGAATGGCACCACTAAAGTGTAATGGTTTTGAGGTACACATATTGCATACGTTATGAGGTAGTCTACTTTGCTCACAAAATTTTGTCAACTCTTCGTCACTACAATCCACAGGCAAACCATCTACAAGATACTCTTGCCACTCTTCAGCGTCACTTTGTTCAGTCACAGACAGTAGTTCTCTTAGGAAAGCAGTGTTTGGACACTTCCATAACTTACCTCTGAATAATTGTGTATTAGGACAAGAGCACACCTTATAACTCTTTGTTATCCTACCATGATTGTACGGATATACTTTACCATCTCTCTTCTTGATTGAGTCGAACCACATATCTTGACCCACATGGTGTTCGGTTACCAATAACTTAGGGTGTTTGAATTTCTCTAATATTTTTTTTACTTCACGGGTATGAACACTTACACGTAAGTAAACTTTTGGATCCTCTAGTACTTTTCTGATCCAACCTTCATTCTGTAAGAGTAATATGCCATTGGTGTAAAGATAAACAAAAGAATTAGTATGTGATCTACATGCATTTACAATTTCCTCACATCGTGGATTTAGTAAAGGTTCACCGCCTATGACAGATACCCTTTCAATATCTAGTCTTGGTAAGATAGTTTCTATATCCTTTATCAGTGAGTCTGTATTTATTTTGCTGCCTGGTGCAAAGTAGTTACTAAAATGATTGCATCCTTTGCATGATAAATTACAACCTATGGTTGTACTTACGTCAAGAATTTTCAGTGTAGGCAAGGTATGCTGCTCCTATTGCTGTGCCACCATCATGTGCAACAGGCATGGCACGGATTCTCACGTCAAGTTGCTTCTGTAATTTATAATTAGCAACACAATTTAGAAAGCAACCACCTGCAAGCACCAAATTTCTATTAGGAAACATCTTTGCTAATTCTAATGATCTCTTCTCCCACTTTTGTTGCATATAATATGCCTCTTGTTTACCATACGCTGCCATGCCCATTATTTTACCTGCATCCTCAGGGTCAAACCCATAATTGACACACGTCTGTTGATATAGTTTACCAATACCCACGTCATCTTGACTAAAGTATTTTTTATGTAAAACTTTCCAAGAGGGTGCATCAAATATGGTTTCAATTTCTATACCATCCTCAGTCTTTGACCCATTAGCATCAACCACTATCGCTATGGCATCATCAAATCCTGAGTTATAAAAAGCAGACGCTGCATGACAAAGGTGGTGTTGATTTCTATAATCATATAGTATTGCATCTGGAAACTTATTCTTGACTATGTTCATGTCAAGTGATGATATCAATGATTTAGAATCCTTGATCCAGTATGAGTCACATAATGCGATAGCATCTATGTCATGCACATACTTGAGTAAAGATCTGATAGCGTAATCTCTTTTTTTTCTTGTAATTCTCTCTGACTCAAGATAAAAAACTATCTTACCATCTCTCATGACACACACTGACCCATTGTTTGATAGGTTCAACCCTAGAACTGAAAATTTTGCGGAGATTTTTTTTCCAGTTTCTTGTAATTCAAAAGTCATTTTTCCCTGAGTTTTTGCACATCTGGAAAGTATAGGTAGTCTATGTCACTACACTCAAAGCATTCAATAGCATCCTCTGGTGTCTCTACCAATGGATCACCTGCTAGGTTGAATGATGTGTTGAATAGTATTGGTACGTCAGTGAGTTGATAGAATGAGTCAATCAATTGATAGTAATTAGTATTATCTTTGAGTCCCACTGTTTGAACTCTACATGTATTATCAATATGTAATATTGCAGGTATCTTATCATGGGTATGTGGAAGTGCATCCACAGCATACATCATGAATGGAGACTCATCTAATCCTCCCATGTCAAACCAATCATGTACATGTGGTAAAAGAACACTACCTGCAAAAGGTCTAAATGATTCTCTACGTTTTATTTTATTGATTCTATCTTTACCATCAGGATCTCTTGGATCATATAATATAGATCGATTGCCTAATGCCCTAGGTCCTGCTTCTGATCTACCTTGAAAGATCGCCACAACATTACGTTCCTCAAGTAATTTAGCAACGTACATTGTGTTTACGGTGTCTCCCTCTATGTGAGAGAGATCATATTCAGGTCCTAGGTATAGTGAATCAATCATCGTGATCATCCCAAGGATCTTTCAGTGCCTTATTGTCAAAAAATCCTTTGTATATACCGTACGCTGCAAGTAGTACAGTAATAACTGCGATAGAGATACCAAATGTGTAGTTTGGATTCAAAGTGAGGTGAGGTACCAATGGTGTCTCACAAGTCCATGTATCTGGTAAGAAATAAACTGGAGGACAAGAAAGAAAAGTCATGGTTATAACCAATTAGGTTTACGAGATGGGTCACGTAGATAATTAGACGCTGCCCATGGTTTGCTTGCAATATAATACTTGTAAGCAGTGAAGATGTCAATGGTTTTGTCATGTTTGTACACATCAGGACCTGCAAAAACAAAGGGTGTATGCTCGGTGTAGTCTGCTGATGGTAAGAGATGTGTGGTCTCTTGTAGTGGTCTTTGACAAGAATGAATCTTACCGTATCTATGTGTGTACTCAGCACATAGAGCAAGTCCATGTGTAAGTAACCACCATGCATTTTCTAAAGTGTCATTTGCCCATATTGTGCAAGGATGATTACGAAATGCACCTTTCTTTGTTTGATATGGTTGACCATCGTTACGATATATCTTGCCATAGTCATGTCCCCACTCTTTAGAGCAAACAATAGAAAGCATTTGACATGTCTCTAATGGCATCTTGACAACGTGTTTGTCAGGCAAGCACTGTGCTGAGATCGATGGGTCTGGGTTTGTCACAAAAATGTTCATAATATTCTAGTAGTGCTGAACCAATTGCAATCCCACCGTCGTATGCAATGGGATCTACGTATAGATTTACATCTATATTCTTTAGTATACTATAATTTGACACACAATTCAAGAAGAAACCACCAGAAACACATACATTCTTTTTATTTGTAAGTTCTATTGCTTTTTTGATCATGAATATGGCATGTCTTTCAGCAGATTTTTGTAAATTATATGCCAAGTCTTCTCTTTGTAATTTAGGACCGACATACGCTGTGCTGTTACCCTCTGGTCTAAGTTGTGTGCTGCATAAACTATGACCATACTCTTCATTGAAAAGGTTGACATCACCGCTACCATATGCAGACAGACCCATGGTTTTACCTGCTTCTATCTCATCAAACCCACAGTATCGTGAGACCCTTCTGAATGCTTGTCCAACGCTTGTTCTGTTACTATAGAAGTTTCCGTCTATCCAATGTGGTTCTCCCTCTTGAGCACTCTCCTCCTCACTATAGAAGGTAGAGTAATGTTTGAAGACAGGTGTCATATTATCATAGATGCTTTCAGTTTCACAGTATCCATCATGATATGATCCTTTACCATCCATCACCACTACAGCAGAGTCCTCAAAGGGT